GCCCTGCGTCAGCCAGCGCCTTTGCCGCGTTGGCGCGCGCCGTGAGCTGCGTCGCCTCGGTCTCCGCGTCGACTGGCACCGGGTTCTCGTAGTCGAACTCCAGGCTGTCCGCGGTCCGCCCGTACATGGGCAGGAGCTCGAAGTTGAGCGCGGCCTTGATCCGCTCCAGGCGCGGAATGGTCTGCTGCTCCGCGAACCACGCCTTCGCCGCGAGCGCGGACGCCCGGTTGATGTCTTCGAAGTCACCGATCGCGGTCTTGGAGATGCCGTACGCCTCACGGATGCGGTCCGCGGTCGCGCCCCGCAGCTCAACGAACTGCATGTCGCGCTGCGACACAGTGCGGTCAACCCACTTGCCCTGCTCCAGGATCGCGACCCTGTGGGCGTTCGCGACGCCCTTGTGCTGCTCGGCCCACCGGTCGCGAAGCTCGTCGAACTCCTGGTCCGACAACCGCTGATCGAACTGGAGGATGCCGCCGGGCTGCGCGCTGTTGATGAAGAACGCACGCGACCACTCGGCCGCATACCGGGAGGTGTCGAGGTCGGGGAGGATCGACAGCACCGGCGACAGCCCGCGGTACGGGTCCAGGGGGTTCGGCCGGCGCAGCTGAATGACCTGATCGAGATCGAGGGGGATCTGCTCGCCGTCCGGTGACGTGTAGATGTACCCGGCGAGGAACTGCTCGCGCGACGGGACGGGGGTCATGCGGTCGGGGCGGACGGGCCACAGTTCCAGCGGCAGCGACGACGCGGCGTGCCGGGAGATCACCCACCAGGACTCGCCGGTCAAGTCGTAGTGCTGCGTGGACGACTCGACGAACTCCTGCCGCGGCATGAACGCGTTCGGCCGGTTCCACAGGTCCAACGCGGCGTGGCTGGTGACTTCGACGCGGTCCTCGTCGCGGCCCGACTTGGCCTTGCGGTACAGCTTCCAGTCCACCAGCGCGGTCGCGTTGGAGGTGCGGTCGACGATCGCGAAGAGCGTTCCCACTGCGGACATGGCGCGCATCTGGCCTTCGGCGTCACGGCGTGCGCCGAACATGCCGTACGACTGGCCGCGGCTCGTGAAGGGGACGGGCGGCGTCGCGGATGCGGTGCGGAGGGAGGTCGCCGCGTTGGCGAGGGAGCCGAGGAAGCTTCTTCCCACCGGGTCCCTCCCCTCGGGTTACGTGGGTGGCCTGCTGAGGTGCCACTCGTAGGCGATCGCGCAGAGTCCGGCGATGAGCAGGCCGATCCATAGGCCGTAACGCATTCCGAGCCCAGTCGAGATCAGTGTAAATCCTCCTGTCAACAAGCCAGCTGACCGCAAATTCTTTAGCCGAATGGCGAGCTTGGACCACATCACCGCAAATCCTCCAGAAATCACAGCCAGCGCACCCGCGGACCGCCCACCAAATCCCGAGCCGCAACCATGTACCGCAGCGCATCCATCGAGTGGTCGTTCTCCTTCACCGGCGCCTCCTTGAGACCACCGCTGTTACCCGGCTTCACCGCCCACACATAGCCCGCAATCTCCTCCGCACCGCACGCCGGCAGCGACGCCGCCTCCAACTCCGGGTCCCGCTCCACCAGTGCGCCCCGCGCGATGAACAGGCGCGGCCTGCCGTCCTCCTGCACCCGGAGCCGGGCCTGCACCGCCTGAATGCCGTCACTGACGGTCTTCGCTGCGGGCTTCGTCGACAGACCCAAGTGGCGTTCCAGGGTGGCCCGGTCCTCCGCGTCATGGTCGGCATAGATCGCGCGCGGGAGCTGGCTGCGGGGCTGGCCGGACGGGTAGAACAGCAGGCTCTTGATGTTCTTGGCGTGGTCCTCGACGAGACGCCGCGTGTAGTAGATCTCGTGCGCCAGGTACAGGCGGCCGTCGGGGTCTTCCCACCAGTCCTGATAGACGAACGGGTTCGTGTATCCGAAGTCGACCGCGGCCCAACGCGTCCATGCGGCCGTTGGCTTGACGGAGTCGACGAGGTGGATCGCGTCGTCCCACGCCTCGTAGATCTGTCCCTCCGCGGCCGCCCACTTCCCGTCACGCAGCCGCAGCCGTCGTACGCCCGTGAGCCTGTCGAGCTTGGCGAAGTAGTCCACGCCCTTCGGCGTCAGCGTCGCGTCGGCGTTCACATAGGCCGGGTTGTCCTTGTGGCGGGAGACGAGCATGCGGGCGGTGCCGTCGTCGGTGCGCTGCTTCAGCCAGTGCGTGGGATGGGACGGGTTGCAGGCGGCGATCTGCTGTTGCCAGGAGAGGACGCCGTTGCGGAGGCGGGTGGAGATGGACTCCCAGTCCGTCTTGGTGAGTTCGGTGGCCTCGTCGACGAACACGAGGTCGTACTCCGACGACATGATCTTTTCCGGCTTGTCGAGGCCACCGACCACGATCACGGACCCGTTCGAGTACCGGTAGCAGGCTGCCTCACGGGCCGAGCCACCGAACCACGTCACGATGCCTCGCGTGAGCGCGTCCGCAGCGACCTTCTTCTCGTATGTCACCAGAGTCGTAGACGTGAGCGACACACCGGTCTTGCGGGCGATGAGGCAGCGGATGCCGGGGTTGTGGAGCGCGGCCAGGTGGACGCGGAACAGCGCCGCGAGCGACTTGCCGGTGCCGGCCGGGCCCGCGAGGACGACCTCGGAGTCCCGGGTCTTGAAGAGCTCGCGGGCGGCGCCGCGCGGCTCGTACCGGACGATGGCGTCCTGGTCGAGCGCGGTCGTCATGCGAAGCCCTGGCGACGGGCGCGGTTCTCGCGCTCGATGAACTCCCGCAGCCACGGCGCGCCGCAGCGGGCCTCACGGCGCAGAACGCCCGCGACGGCGTCCCGGTTGCACGGGTCACGGAGCCATGTGGCGATGTCCTGGGGGGACGGCTCGGGCCTGATCACGTGAGGTCCGCGTCGTCGACGCCGACGACCTCGTACCGGACGCTGCCGCTGACGTTGACCTTCTGTTCAGCATCCAGGCCGAGGAGCTTGCGGTAGGACTCGCGGACCTTCACGAGCCGGTCGATCGCGGCGAGTTTCGGCCCGTCGTCGAGGAGCAGGTTCCCGTCGTCGTCCTTGATGACCTTGCCGTGGGACACGGTGGCGTGGTTGCGCTGGAGGACTTCGAGGGCTTCCTCGTACAGGGTGTCGAGGCGCTCAGCTTCCATGGCAATGAGCTGCTCGGCAGGGCCGCGGACGATCTCGCGGAGGGCCCGGCGGATTGCGGCCCTGGCGGACGACCTGGCGGCGAAGCCGAGTTCGTCGGCGATCTGTTGCAGGGTAAGGCCTTCGGCGCGGAGGGCGGCTGCGCGTGCGTCGCGTTCAGCGGTTTCGGGGGTGCGGACGTATTTGCCGCCGCTGCGGGCGTCTTGGTTGGGGTTGGCCATTGCCCGCCTCCGTGTTCCTGTTACCGGTTGTCGTGGTTTGATGGTAACGAGGGTGTGCAACTGGGTGGCAGCGTGCGCACGCGAGAGGGCCCGCTCCCTGACTGGGCGTCCAGGGGGCGGGCCTTCGGCGTGCGCGGGTCTACTGGCCCCGCCAGTACTCCAGCGCCCCGGAGATCAGGGCCCGTTGCGTGAGCTCCTCGTTCTCTACGTAGTCGTTCCACGCCTGGTGCAGGTACTCGCCGAACGGGTCGGCGCTCTCGCGTGGGAGCTCGCCCTCCTCGATCACGTAGGCCGCGATCATCTCGGGTGTGACGTCGCGCTGCACGTTGGGGCGTACGTCTTGGTCGGGTGCGCCGTCTTCGTCGCCCCACTCGGCGAGGGCGTCGGGGTTCAGCTTGTCCACGGGGGTTCTCCTCAGTGAGGGTCGGGGCTTCGGCGTGTGAGGTCAGCGGCGCTTGTCGAACGCCTCCTGAAGGGCGGCGATGGCGCGGGCCGCCTCGTCGCCCGTGGTCGGGCCCGGCATACCGCGGAGCTGGAGTTCCCAGAGCAGCTCGCGAAGGTCGTCGGTGGAAAGAGTGACGCGGATCTTGTCGTTCTGGGTGGCCATGTCGGGCCCCTTCGGGTTCAGGAGGCGGGCGGCGAGGGCGCGCAGCTGGTTGGCGTACTCCGCGACCGTCCCGTCAACCGGGGGCAGCATGTCGCGGGCGGTGGTCCACGCCTCGGCGCGGAGCTTGCTGTTGGGGATGCGGTCGAGGGCGCTGGCGGACCCCCACAGGGTGGTGTCGAGCCATCCCTGGGTCATGCACTGGGGGATTTGGTGGCCGCCGATCGGGTGGGTGAGGGTGGCGCTCTCGTCGAGGCGGTCGGTGAGGGTGTTGAGGATCCGGGCGGCGAGGGTCTCGGCGGTGTGGGCGGTGGTGTTCATCTGCGCTCCGTTCTCGGAGGTGGCGTTCGGGCGGGTCAAGCGGCGAGGGCGTCGGCGAGGAGCTGGACGCGGGTGGTGATGGGGCAGTCGACGGGGTAGAGCACGGTGACCGAAGCGAGGCCGTGGGCGGGGCGCGCCTTGGGCTCGTCGGCGGCGGGGCGCTCGACGGTGTACTCGGTCCTGTGGGTCGTGTAGGAGACGAGGCGGTCCAGCCGGAAGGAGCGCGCTTCCTGGCTGTCGCGGTCCATGCCCTTCAGGAGGATGTCGCCGGCGGCGCTGACGACGATGTCGTACAGCTCGACAGTGCGGATGGTCTCGGTGCCGTCGGCCTTGGTGTAGGTGATGGTGACGGGGTGGCGCTTGTCGAGGGCCTTGATGAGGCGGGTGAGGGTCTGGGTGGTGGTCTCGTTCGCCGTGTGCCTCATCGGGTCCCCCTCGTTCGTTTCCTTGTGGGTACACAGTATCGCCGAACCGTGTACCCACACAAGGGGTTGCGCTGAGAAATCCGTGTGGGAACATAAGGGCATGGCAGAGCCCACCGCAGACCACACCTTCGCCACCCGCTTCCGCATCCCCCGCCGCATGTGGGACGCCTACGGAACAGCCGCCGCACGCGAAGGCGTTGACCGGAGCGCCGACCTCGTCGACCACGTCCGCGACTTCATCGAGAAGCACGGCAACGAGCAGGAGCTCGCCGAACTCGCCGCAGCCGAGCGGGAGCTGACCGAGCGCCGAGCACGCAAGGGCGGCCGGCCGAAGAAGGGGGCAACCGCATGAGCAGTGCGGCACCACCCTCAGGCACCACCCGCTACCTCTGCCCCCTCGAATGCGGCTGGCACTACGACCGCGCGCCAATCCCCGGCACCGTCTGGATCAACCCGAACGCCACCTTCGAGAGCGCCGCCGAAGCGATCCAGCACATGGCAGGCGAGGCCGTACGCCAGGACTTCGAGCACGTCGAGCAGGCGCTACGCGAACACCTCGGCACCCACACGACCGAGCAGTTCGTACGGACGATCCAGGGCCTGCGGGCTGAGGTGGCAGCACTTCGAGAGCGCCCGGTGGGCGGCGAGGAGAAGAACGCATGAGCGAGAAGCCCCGCGGCGAAATCGACTGCCCCCACTGCCACGCCACCCCGAAGACCCAGGACGTCCGCGTCATCGTCGGCCGCCTGGACGGGACCGCCGTCGCGATCCGGCACACCGAGGACTGCGTGGACTACCCGCCCGAGCCGGTGCGTCCGGGCGAGGAGCCGACCACATGAGCACCGGGGCGATGATCGCCGTGGGCGCGTCAGGCCCGTTCATCGGCCTCGCGATCGCCTTCCTCCTCATCCGGCACCTCGCGGCCAAGCCCGTCCAGCAGCCCACGCCCGCGCGGCCTGATGCCCCGCCCTGTGACCGGTGCGGCAACGACACGGGCAAGCCCTGGCTGTGGCTCAACACCCGCACCCGATGGACCTGCGACCGGTGCGAGCGGGAGGTTACGGATCAGATGCTCGACACCTTCCAGAAGATCAACGAGCATCAGGACGCGATGCTCCGAATCCGGGCCGGCATGCGACCCCGCGAGGGGCCGACCGGATGAGCCACCGCCCGTACCCGAGCCGGAAGCGCGCCCTGCATCAACTCGACCGGCACACCTATGAGCGCCACCCCCACGCCTCCCCGGCCGACCAGCTCCGCGCGGCGATCTACCGCGCCTACCACATCCCGCCGCGACTGCTCGGCATCCGCCCGGACCGCGAGCCCACCGCATGACGAAGGCCCGCCCGGACACCCGGAGCGGGGACTCACCACGTCACTGGTAGTCGTCGCCGAGCACCTCACGCCGCGACGCCTGCGCCTTCCGGTTGAGCGCGCCCGTCATCCGGAACAGGGCGACGGTGAGCGCGACGAATACCACCACCAGCAGCACCTGCGTGACCACGCTGACGATGTGGATGTTCTTCGTCCCGTTCGCGATCATCGCCATGATGATGTTGCCGCAGATCCACGCGAACCAGATCCGCGCCTTCTCCACGCGCACGGCCTTTTGCACGTCGCTGTAACTCGCCATCGCGTCCCCCCAGGACTCTCGGTGTGCTGGAGGGCATGATGCGCCCTGCTGCACCCCGTGTGGAGACGGTGTGTCCTTGTTGTGACATGACGAAGACCCCGCCGAACTCGCCGACGGGGCCTCGCGCGTGGGGCTACAGCGCCGAGTCGAACGTGATCGGCTTCACCGGCCGGCGCCCGGGAATGTCCTTCACGCGGCCCGTGGCGCGCACGGTGACGGCGCCCTGCGGGTCGATGTCGGCGAGCGGCGTGTGCACGCGACGTACGTGCGGCGTGCGGTCCTTCATGAGCTGTGTCCTATCGCTGTGCTGGTGTGGGACGGCCCGCCACGCACCGGGGGGTGAGGCGTGACGGGCCTGGCACTGACGACCTGCCGCCAGTGTGACAGGGCGCGTCAACTCAGGCCGTTTCAGCCGTTGTCCGGTGTCTCGGTGACCGTGAGGTTCGGGCGGTACTTGCGGATCCGGTCGATCCGCTCCTTCGCGAAGTCCGGCGAGTTGGTGCCGAACTCGTCGAGGAACTCGCCGTCGTCCTCGACGCGGTAGCGGATGAAGTCCATGGGGTCCTCTCGCGGAGCGGGCCTGTCCCGGCTCCCCGCACCGCCCGCGCGTACAGGCGGTCCGGGCAACCGGTCACCGGCCCAGCACCCGCGCCACCAACTCGGCGACCGCAAGCAGAGCCAGACCACCGAGGAGCCCGCCCGTGTTCACGTACCGGGCGTCGGGATCCGGGGTGCTCCCTGGCACACGCACGATCGCCTCACCCCGCGGGACGAGACCGCCGTGCTCGATGTCGCGGTGCTCCTGCCGGTACGCCTCGGCGGCGCGTCTGGTGTCGGGTGGGCTGGCCGCGCGGCACACGCGGCACCGGTACTCGTACGGCATGTCAGTGCCCCTCTCCGCTCGTGGAGAGCGGTGGAGAATCGGCGCTCTGACCTGCGTCTCCATAGGTCTCCGTGGGGTCCTCCCTGTCGGGCGAGGGGAGGGCTTCCAGATCGCCGCGGCGGACCCCCGAGCGGCCCGCGACGACGCCGATACGGAGGCTGCGGTGGACGGGGATACCGAAGGTCTGGAGTGCGGCCCGGAGTTGGGCGTCGTCGTGCCTCTCGCAGCCGGGCAGCCGGCGCATTGCGGGGTACAGCTCGCGGAGGTGGATGCCGGGCCGGTCTCCGATCGTGTCGAGGAGCCACTGTGTGAAGGCTTGCGGGGCCTCCGCGGTGGGTGCGGCCTCGGGCTCCTCGACGGCCGGCGCGGGCGGGGTCACCCACCATGCGGCGGCACACCACGCGACGACGGCCGCGGGGACGACGAACCGGGCCATGTGCGGGGCGTGGCCGCAGGCGTACACGACGACGTACCCGCCGAACGCGAGCGCCGCATACCGCTCCCACCCGTCGACGTGCTCGGCGAGCAGCGTCCAGCCGCGGCGCGCCAGGATGCGGGACCCTGCGAGGAGCGTAGTTCCGGCGCCGCGGACGGCGAGGATGGGGCGGACTTCGGCGGCGAGCCTGCGGTGCAGGCGGGGGGTGGGCTGCTCCCCTGCGTCCTTAATGATCTCCATTAGAGGGCGCCCACCGCGTGCGCACCGGTCAGAATCAGGGCCTGAGGCAGGCCCCAGACGCCGCCCGCCTGCGCCCACACCCCGGCCGCAACGATGCCGGTGACCGCGGCTTTCCCGGGGGCCAGCTCCCGGAAGTACATGATCGAGGCGAGGAGCAGCGCGACCGCGCCGAGTCCGGCCGTGCCGAACCCACCACCGGTGAACACGGTGGCGAACGCGTCGGACAGGTTCTTCCCCACAGTCCAGATGGACCCCGCGGTCATGTAGAACGTGCCCGCGGCGACACCCGTCCACTGCGCCTGATCCGACGTCAGCCGCTTCCGGATGCGGCCCTTCTTCCCACCCCCGCCCGCGCCGGGCGCGCCCCCTCCTCCACCACCCTTGGGCTCACGGATCCCCGCGACGAGGATCACCGTGAGCGCGGTCGCGATACCCCCGGCACCGACCGAGCCGAGGATGCGGCCGCCCTCAACGCTGATAGCCGGGGCGGCGGCAACGATGTTCGTGAACATGCTGTAGGTCTCCTGGTCAGGCGGACGCGGGCGCCCACAGGGCGAGCGCAGTAAGGGCGGTGGCAAGCGGGATACGGGCAACCCATGCGATGCCGGGCCACCAGTGGCGGGTCCGCCTGTCCCACACGTGGGCGATCAGCAGGCACGACCCGAGGCCGAGGACGAGGGCGCCGCTGATGCTGTGCGTGCCGCAGTCCGCGATGGCGTGGGCGAACTGCTGGTAGAGGCCGAGCATCCAACCGGCGCCGGCCGCGCTGGCGTTGTAGAGGGCGGCGCGTGACTTGGGGCTCAGGGCGGCGTCGGCGCGGTCGCGGGTGCGGGTGAGGACAGCGGGCATGTGGGGGCGCGGGTAGTAGTCGGGCTGCGTCTGCCACCAGCCGGGCCCGGACGGCGCGCTGCCCTTCGCCGCCGGTTCCTCCTCGTCGACGGGCCCGGGGTCGTCCTCGTCGTAGAGGTCGTTCCACCAGTCGTCGGCGGCCGGCGCGGGCTCGTACCCGGCAGGCAATGCCGGTGGGGCAGCAGGGGGTCCGGCGTCATACCCGACGCCCCGCTTGCGGAGGATGCCGCGCATCCGGAGCTCGTCGGCGCCCGGCTTCGAGCCGCTCATCGCGCGCCGCCCTGGCTCGCGGTGGCGCGGTCGTCGCGCGCCCGGCTCGACTCGCTGCCGCGCCAGGCGGCGCGCCGGGCCGCGGCGGCAATGGTGACGGCGCGCTCCAGTGGCGCGGGCAGGCGGCCGGTGCGCGGGTCGACGAGGAGGTTGAGGTCCTGGATGAGTCGCGGGTTCAAGTCGTGGACGAGCCACGGCTTCACTGGGTTGCCGCTGGTCGGCATGGGTGGCGCGGGCGTGGCTCGGCCTGGCTCGCTGATGGCGTGCACGGCCGTCACGGCGGGTGGCGCGTCCGGCGCGGCCTGCGGCTCACCCGGCTCGGCGACGGGTGGCTCGGTGGCTCGCAGGTCGCGCGCCACGGCGTCCTTGCTGATGCCGAGCTGGCGGGCGATGGCGCGGTTGGAGTGGCCTGCCGCGTGCAGTTGGCGCACGGTTGCGCGGCGCTGTTCGAGTGCGGCGGGCGGCGTGGTCATGA